CAGCCCGCTTCAACGCTTCACGATATTCCATCATCTCTCCTTGCGATCCAGATGCCACTCAATGTGATCATCAACTCGTTCCGACACGTGATCAACTTTCCGGTCGATCTGATGCAACAAACTGGCGTTCGACGCATGATCCCTGTTGTTCTCACGCCTAGTGCGTTCAATCAACGCCACCAGCACGCCGCTGGGGGCGGCCAACGCAATAACGATCTGCGCCCACGTCGGCATCTCACACCCACTTGTTCCCGACGTATTCGATGTTGCGGCCCTCACGCTTCGCGGAATCAATGATTTCCCGCTCTTGCTCTTTGATCGTCTTGTCGTGAAACATCTGCTGCCCCTGCTGGAAACCGAACCGGATGCTCCCCACATGGCATTTGAAACACACCGCCCCACGCTTCGGAATCACATCAAACGTGAACGTACGGCCGCATTCCGTGCAATTTAGAGAACCCATCACTAGATAGCCAGATCGTTACCTGTTGGAACGGGCGTTGTGCGCGCCGATTGGCACCCTTTTGAACGCAGAATCCTCATCAATCTGAAAACGCTCAAACCATCCAAGACTGTACTTCGGAAGATTCTGTTCGCCCCGATACTCCGGCAACCACACATACTTCAACATCTGCCAACAGATCGCTAAAGACATCACACGGTCATCATGCGGAGAACCATGCGTCCGACCATTCTGATCCCTGATAAAAGCCTTCAACTCCGCCACAGTCCGAGAACAATAGATACCGATTTCGCTATCACGAATAGCGGCAGACAACTCGTCAATAGCCAACGGCTTCGTAGCCGAAGTTGTTCGCCAACCCAACGTCTCCGTAGCCTCCGGATTCCTCTTCTGCAACTTGCGGGTACGGTACAGATTCCTGTACCCGTACCGCTGCGCCGCTTTCAACGTCGTCAACCCATGGTTGTTGTTCTCAATACCCAACAGCCCCGTGTTGTACAACCAGCCGATCTCACACAACAACTCACCAAACAAATCCGGTTCAATATGCCCATGCCAATGAGCAACAACATCACCAGAATGGGCATCAACAACATGACACGACGAATAGTCACCATGGCCCAAACCCTCAGCCACGTCAGCCCCCAACACGTACACACCCTGAGGTTCCGGATCAGCCCACACAGCGAACTCCCCATCGCCAGACTGACGCAACTCCGTATGCTTAGGAGAGAACGTGTGTAAATAGCCGCGCCACGGCTCCTGAGGTTCGATGCTGACCAGACGGTCAACATCAAACACAGGGTTACCAGATTTGATAAACGCCTCTTCCGCTGAACGCGGATACTCCTGATGCAACTGCCATGACGGCATCGACTTCAACTTTGCCGCATACCAATCATCATCACGATCACCAGCAGACCACGGGAAAAACAAACCAGCGAAACCATTGTTCCCGGACTCCGCACCAACCCACAACTGGTGGAAAAAGTTCCCAGAACCATTCGCCGTGCTGAGACAGATGACACGGCCACCAACGTCAGCAATCGGCTCAATCGAAGCCCACGCCTCCTCAGGGTTCGGCAAGAACGCCATCTCATCCACAACCACCAGATACACCGACTCACCACGGGCAGGATCATTCCCGCTAGGCAGCGACTCAATCGCAGACTCATTCGCAAATGTCATCTTCAACTGGTTATCCACAACCAGATCGGGGCCACGTTCTTTCATCCAGTCCGGCAAAAACTTGTACCCATACTTCGACTTCTGCAACAACTTCGCAGCCTCACGCTCAGTACGAGACAACATGACCACAAACCGGTCACCAAAAAAGAACGTCAACCAAAACGAATACGCAGCAGCAACCGTAGAAAAACCGATCTGACGGGCCTTGAGAACAACCGAATAACGGTTGTTCATCCAATGATCAATCGTCTGCTCCTGCGCTTCACGCAAATCAAACTTGATGCGGCCATCCTGAGGATGTTTGATATGCCAATAGTTCCGGCAAAAATAGGCAAACCCCTCGGCGGGGTCATCCCCACCGACACATCTGCGCCACTCACGTTCATTCAACAGTTCGTCTAAGTTCAACGGGGCACCCTGACCGAATAGTTAGTGTTCCGACGGAACGGTGACTTACCCGGATGTTCCAACTGGATAGGACGGGTCTTCACCAACGCATTCCAATACGTCCCCTCGTTCTTCCACAACGCACCCAAATAACCGCCCTGACCAGCACCCCCAGCGTCCCGCAACACGGTCCGCAACCTGATCGCGGACTCGCCAGAAACACCAGCAGAAGTCGACTCCCTAAGAATTGTTCGCAGGCGTTCCGCCGTGCTGGAACCCTGACCTGAACCGGTCAGAACACCAAACGTCTCCCTAAGGGTCGAAGCCTGATCACCGGTCGTTGCACCACCTTGCCCTGTAGCAGTCCTGAATGCCCCCAGAATCGCATCAAACGTCGATCCGGACGTACCGGACGACACAGTCGTCTGGAACGTCTCACGAAGCCTGAGAGCCGTCTCAGAGGAAACACCGGCAGTAGCAGCAGAACCAAACGTCTCCCGCAGGAATGCGGCAGCCTGAGAGCCGTTAGCGAACTCGTCAACAGTTTGGAATGTTTCCCGCAACCGGACAGCAGAAGAACCACCAACACCCGCCTCTGTGGCGGACCTGAGAACAGTACGGACACGTGTCGCCGTCTCAGAAGACGACGACACACCCGAAGCCGAACGAGACACGGCGCGCAGCCGCACAGCCGAAGAAGACCCAACACCAGTACCGCTGGCAGTGTCCGACACGGTTCTGAGACGGGTCGCAGACGACCCGCCAACACCAGAACCAGAAGCCGTCACCTGATAGACAACCGTCCCCCAATAAGACTTGTTGCCCCCATACTCAATGCCGGGATCAGCGTAAGCGTTCTCTACCGATTCCTCATAGTAAAACGACGACTGGTCGTAATCGACCCCGCCGTCGTTATACAGGACATCAGCCATAACGGCCTCAGTCGTCTACACGAATCATGAAGTTCAAAACAAAATACGGTTGAACCACATCAACATTGAAAGCCGTACCGTCACCCGTGCTGTCAGAAGTCACCGTCGCGGGACCGTTCGTCGACAAACCGGTCTTGGGTTGTGTTGAATAATCGGCCTTGTCATCCGTTGAAAGATCGGTCTTATCGTAGGTAGATAAACCAGTTTTTTCTTCCGTATTGAACGCAGGCTTGTCTGACACCCCACCAGAAATCGTGATAGCCGGAGTTTTGCTATCGGTAGTAAAAGCGGCTGCGTCAGTTGCCGAACCTCCGCCGTGACCAGAAGCGGCACCACCAAAAGTACCAGCGTTGGTACGCACAACAATGCCTCCGGAATGGCTATGGGAGCCCTGAGACGCGGTGATGTTGTGGCCGTGTCCATGAATCGGAACAGAGTGCAAGTGATTGGGGATGCTGTGGTTGTGGTTAGGAATCGTATGGGCATGATTCGGCATCGTATGGGAGTGATCCGCAACGGTATGACTGTGATTCACACCATGCGTATGACCCGGAAGATTCGTCACAGCCAACGTAATCGAATCAGTCGCAGAACCACCCGAACCACGCAACGAGTAACCCGTGCCAGAACCAACCGGCACACGCTGACGCAAATCCGGCAACGTGAACGTCCCACCAGACACCCCGAACACCGCAGCCAACAACGGATAATCCGCATAATCAACCGTCTGACCCTGACACAACAACCAGCCGGTCGGTGCAGCCGAACCAGCAAACATCGACACCGTACCCACCGGAGCGTTCTTCTCCGCCTGAGCCATCCGGTAATCCAACGACGAAGTCACCGCGCTGGAATCAACACCAACCTTGGCTTGAAGGGCACTCAAAGCGTCATGGACGTTTGAGTGCATCGTCGCATGGCTGACACCACCAGACGGACCAGTTGATAACTGGTCCGAACCGGTCGGGTTCACATACGTATCAAGAGAGCCGGGAAAACTGGTTGCCATACTTATTCAGCCGTTTCGTTACCCGACGGTTCACCAGTAGTGCTAGAAACAGCCATCAGTTGGCCTCCGGTGGGTCAGGGAACTCTACGTTCGGCCAGTCAGGATGAGCAGGTAAATCACGCAACTCCTGACGGTACGCGATCCACGCATCACGATCACCGGGAGCATCAACAGCGACACGCCAGTCAGATTGACTGAGTAGCGCATCCCGTTCATTACGCTTCATCGAAATATCAAGTTCAGTTGTGTCGAATAGAGCGTCGTCTTGCTCTTCTTCCCAAACTTCTCCTGTCGCGGCATCATGTATTGTATTTTTCATTATGCCACTCCATAAATCTTGACCGACCCGTATGGTGCCCCATTGTAGAATTGTATTCCGGTGATGTCCGATGTTGTTGCACAATAACCATGTGCCCACAAAGAATAAACATCATTGCCCCCCACATCGTGACCCGCGGAGGATATGTGAAAAGATGGGTGATCTCCGGTGTGTGGGCCCGTTATGTCCATGACCATTCCACCATACGGGTAGTACGAGCCAAAGATAGCAACTGAGGCCCCCTGACCATTTTGCCTTCCGAAACTTCCGTCAAGAAAGTATGCCGAGTAATAGCCAGAAGTGATTGCTGTATTGCTGCTATTTACGAACCTAAAGTAGGTCCATGTTGTATTTCCGTTTTGCGCTGCGTCTATAATTATCCTGTAGTGGGTCCAATTGCTACCGAAGACGTTCAAGAACGTGCTCGTCCCCCCGCCTAAACTTCCGGCGTACACTAGGGCCATGCCAACTTGTGCGCCTTTTGTTCTCAGGTAGCCCTGTGCGTTGATGTCACCGTTGGCATCCAACGTGTACGACGGCGAGTTCGTGCCTATGCCAACTTTTCCATCAGGCTTGAACGAGGTATTGAGACTAAAAGCCGACCCATTGTAGTGAAAAAGAGATAATACGTCCCCTTCAAGTTCCCGAGGGCCGTTTAGATGCCAATAAGAATTATCGTTATTGGAATGAAAGTTGATGTCATTAGGGTAATTTCCCGCTCCCTCTAGATGCAGCCTCCCACCGTAGTGAAAGATATCAGACGATGTTCCGCTAACTCCAACGTATATGTCGTCCCCAGCACCACCCAATCTGGCTCGTCCGTTTACATCAAGTTCGTAGGCTGGTGACGCTGTACCGATACCGACACGATCATTCGTTGAATCAACATGCAACGTATCCGTGTCAATAGTCAAACCACCAGCAACAATATTGTTCGGCACATCATTAGAACGACCAGCACCCAACACCAACACCTCACCAGTGGAAGCATCAGCCCGAACCACACGCCCAATCTTCTGCACCAACTCCGACGCACCCGTCGGACGCACATTCGTCAAACCACCCGACACCGCGACATACAAACTGTCATTCACCGAATACGACGACGTATCCATCTGACGGATAACACCAATAATTGTCGCAGAACCCTGAGCATTATCAGCCAAAGTTTCATCCAACAAACCCAACGCAGGCATAGTGCTGGCTGTGCCAGCCAACGAAGCCTGCACCTCCACAGCCCCCGAAGCCCCAACAGAACCAGTCGCATACACAGGAGTGCCCTTAGACAAAGACCCACCCGAAGTATTCCTCACCCGAATGTGAGTCGGCCCCTGAAGATCACCCACAAACTCTGTTGCCGTGACAGTACCGTCAACCTCCAACTCCGTTGAAGGTGACGTAGTGCCAACACCAACACGCTCATTGACATCGTCAATATGCAAAGGTGCCCCATCCAGCAGAGCGGTTTCGATTGCTTCAACAGCCGAGTTGACGTTCGTATGTAGAACGTCGTGAGGCGGGTTGTCCAGCCGGTCTGTTGCTAGGGGGTCGGGGAATGAGTCGACGGAGGTCGGAAAGTTCGTAGTCATTTAGAAGTCCCCCGGTGGAGTTGGCGGCACAGCATCTTCTGGCGAAAGCACATTTGTTATGTCTCTCAACTGCTGCCTATATTCCTTCCAAGCATTTCTCCGCTCGTCTGACATGCCGTTGTCTGGTATCTGCGTCCAATCACATTTTGCCAATGCTGCATTACGCCAAAACCTAATCCATTCCCACTTTGTGCTTTCGTCCCATAGCACTGGATTGCCATTTTCGTCGTATGTCTGCGCCTCTAACGGTGGGTTGAAATCACTAAATGCCATCTTTTATCTCTCTCAGGTCTTGATGATGTAGTTCAAGGCAACGTATGGCTGAAGATTGTTATGGGCGTTGCCGCCTCCGGTGTTTTGGTTGGTTGCAGTCGTACTGTTGTTTGTAGCGGTTGTGTTTTGATTGGTCGCTGTTGCACTATTCACCGTTACACCAGAACTAGACCAGCCACCACCAGAACTTCCCGACGTAGATAGAGTGTTAGTCCAGTAATAAGCGTTTGCGTACGTATTCGGGTCTAACTGTACGCCAACATATCCAGTAGCCCCTGACCATCGCGCTACCTGAGCGTGGACGTGCCCGCCGTTGCTTGTAGATGCACCGTGAGAGTGCGAATTCTGCGTATGGGTATGTGCATTCTGCGTATGGGTATGCGAATTCTGCGTGTGGGTGTGAGACGGCATCTCGCTAGTGATGAGAATATGAGACTTCTCGCCACCAGAATCGCCCAGATTATCGAAGTCAGCATCCGTCGGATCAATACCTACAGGGACCCTGCCCTTCATGTTCGGCAAGTTGAACGTAGTGGAACCGTCACCAACCCCGTACGTTGTACCCAACACAGCAAACAATGTTGCGTAAGTGGTTCTGCTGACCGCAGAACCATCACACACCAACCAACTCGCATCAGGGCTAGAGGCCCCAGCAAACGGGATAACTGAACCCACCGGCATCGCTGACCGGACCAAATAGTCCAACGACGAAGTCACCGCCGAACCATCAGCACCAACCTTCGCCTCAAGAGCCTCAACAGCATCATTCACATCAGCATGCTGAGAAGCATGCGGAACCGAAGCCAGCGTATCGCTGGTCGTCGGATTCGTAAAAGAATCAAGCGAAAACGGAAAGTTCGTAGCCACCGTCAGTCAAGCGTCAACGTAAGCGACGTGATCGTAAACGTGTCACCAGCAGCAACCGTCGAAGACGAGTTGAACGCACCAGTCCACACACAATCATCAGTCGGCTCACCAGACCCATCAACCGCATTCCCATTCCACAACGACCAATGCGTCAACGTCTCCGCCGTCGACACATTCGTCCACGAAACAGACGAAGTCAAACCCATCGAACCACCAGAAGCAGCATTGAACGAACACGCCTTGAGCGTGTTCTCCCCAGCCGCATTCGCAGTCCCATCCTCACCCGGATCACCCGTATGCAACTTCAAATACGGAGACGACACAACAAAAGCCGTACCACCAACCGCATCCAACAAAGCGTTCTCAGCGAAGTTACTAATGCTCATTCCTGCACATCCTTAGGAATCTTAGGTTGCGGCTCACCGTCGCAACAACTGTCTTTAGCCCCACACGAAGGACACCTCCACCGACACTGAGTCGGCGGATACTCCATGCCGCACGCATAGCACTCCACTAAGAAAGCCAAATCGTTACACCGCCCTCAGCCGAGAATCCCGCTCACGGGCAGCCATAGCACCAATCAACTCATCCAACTCCTCATCAGACAACTGAGCAGCCTTACGATCAGTCTTCACCTCAACCTGAGCAGGAGCCATCTTATCCATCGCCTGCAACCACAACTGAGCCGCCCTAACGTCCCCATCCAACGCCCGAGCATGCAACGTATCCAACACGTTCTGCGTGCGCTCAGGAGACCCCTGAAACGC